AGTTTGAGACATATACCTTCGATCGTGGAGAAGGCTTTGGCGAGGTACACAAAACTACTCGGCACGAGAAATGGTTTCTCCATTGCGAGTTGTGTTGAGAGATCATCATTCACGATTCCAGAACCATCTAGAGTCTCTAGGTACCCTAAAATAGTTTCGAAAAATAGTTCAATATCAGAAACATCCGAAGATGTTGGAACGATAACACCCAACTTGACTAGAGTATCTACTATACCAGCAGTATCTCGTGTGATGATAAACCCGAAAAGTTTTGTGAATCCATCTCGTAGTTCATCTGATAAGGGTACGAGTAACCCGAAATCGTAAAATACAAGTTTCCCTTTGGAGGAAAAGCCTAAGTTACCCGGGTGTGGATCAGCATGGAAAAGACCATTATCCATGGTTTGAATGACATACGCGTTTATAAGGGCTTCACATATCTTCTTCTTATTCACTCTCTTGTCTGTAATCTCAGTCAGTTTGGTCGACGCGACATATTCCATCACAATCATTTCATCGTTTGAATACTTTTTATACACTTTTGGAACCTTTACCCAATCGACATCTTTCATACTTTTTCGAAACTTTATGGCGTTATCAACCTCCTGTTTGTAATCAGCCTCTCCTAAAAGATATTCTATAGACTCGTCCAGAACTCTTCCTGAACTATTTCCCGTGTCAATACCTATGCGCTCGAGGAATTGTACAATGTCACGTATGTTATCGGTATCTTCTTTCATAATACCCAGGATTCCTGGCCGTTTTAATTTTACAACAACTTTTTGACCGTTACGGAGTACAGCCATGTGGACTTGGCCAATACTCGCGGATTTAAATGGTACAGGGTCAAATTCCTTAAAAATATCATAATTTACAATGGTATCGAATTCCACGGGAGGAACGTCATCTTGCAACGATTCCAATTCTTTTGTAAATTCTGGTGGATAGAGGTCTCCCCTCGTCGAAGCGATCTGACCTAATTTTACAAATGTTGGTCCAAGGTCAAGGAGTTCCTCTTTCGTCCATCGACCAAGTTCTGATTTATTTTGTACAGTGGTATTTTTCCATAGAAACTTACCAGCAAACTTCCATGTTTTCAACCTTCTACTAGGAACTTTGATTGGTACATGTTGAGCAACACATAACATTCTACTTTCTGTAAAGGTTTTTATTTCTCGACTTATATAAATGAAGATTTCCAACCTCTTTGGATCAGTCACACATCCAATTGAAAAATTCATCCAACCCCCCTCGTTGGTTTTTTCACTCATCGTACTTTACCAAGGTTTATTCTCTGGTAATGCTGTCATGATCCCACAACGCTTAAAAGTTCTATTCGGTAATAAATTCTTTCGTTTGTTCTCCCTGTTTCTAATCACTTTAACATCATCTAGAGATGTTGAATACGCACTTTTATCTACGGTGATTTTCGTCACATTTATTTACGCGTTAAAAACTCCTGAGGAGCGTGAGAAGACCGGACTGATTTAATTTATCCACTACAAGTAGAATGAAGATTCATATTATAGGTGCGGGTCCGAGTGGTATGTCATTAGCTTGGGAATTTCTCAGAGCAGGAAATGATGACATAACAATCTACGATAGAAAACTATCTGCTGGTGGGTCTTGGTGGGAACCCGAAATAGAGACAAGAGATCTTCACGCACACAGGATCGTATTCGATCGCGCTTTTATCAATACACAGTCACTTTTCAAAGAGATGAATATTTCATGGAATGATATATTCCAACCTGTGAATAAGAAGAAGTATCTTGATACCGCTTTTAAGTCTCTAAGTTTTGGAGATTATAGAACCCTAATTTCACTGTTTACGCGTGTACTCACACAATCAGATAAATACAAAGGAATATCTCTCGTAGATGCGATTGGATCTCTCAGTGAGAAAGGTCGAGCGTACATAGAACACTTACCATTAATAATGGATGGTGTCACATGGGATGTCATGTCCGCCTATGAATTTGTAAAAAATATAGATCATACATCACTTTCGAATATGTATACACAAAGAGTCTCCGGTAAAGTGATGTGTGACGCCATGGAAAAATGTTTACTAGATAACGGTGTTAACTTCATTTTTGGAACTGAAGTAACTTCTATAGAGTATCGAAGTGATGGGTATTCGGCTAAATTTGATACTGATCAAATTATAAACGATGGTATGTTGTTCTTATGTGTAGATAACAGTCCAGCTCTAAAACTATTGGGTGATAACTGGGGTCCCGATGCAGAGAAAAAGTTACGAGGAAGTACCTACGGTGCCATAAATGTTCTTCTCGATTACGACAAGAAACCAGTGTTGAAAACTGATATAGAAATAGCAACACAAACCAAATGGAACTTACAACCTAAAGTTCTTTCAGATGGAAAAACAGTCTCATGTGTTATATGTAACTTGACTGAAGAGATTCTGAGTTCTAGCCCCGAAGTCATAAAGGGGGAAGTTCTCAAACAACTTGGACTACCCCAACCAAATACCATACGCATTGGTTGGGGTGCGGAATGGGAAGATGACAAGTGGACATTTTCACAATCATCGGGTGTTCTCAGTCTCCACGGTCAACTCCCATTTTTTGGAAATTGTTCAAAAGTTGCCATGTGTGGTATGATGTCCCCTAGAAATACACCCTATTCGAGTATCGAATCAGCCGTTGAAGTATCGAGGTCTCTGAGTCATCAAGTATTCGGTACTAGAAAGCCACTCAAACCCCTTCTCGTTTCCCATGTCTTATTGTACACTTTTGTAATACTTATAGTTTTAACGTTAGTTTATTTTAAGAAGAAATGAAGTTTCTAGGAAAAGTACATGAACCTATTTATGAGTTCAACGACAAAAAGTATATTCGTTTTATAATTCCATCTAAGTGTTCAGAAATTATAGAGCGAATGCATATAAATAAATGGCGTTTTCTATCAAACCCAAATATTGACAACCCATTGGATGGTAACATCCTAACAGTAAAAGTTCCATTTCGGTACCGACGAGTCATGTGTACAGTTCAAGGAAAACCTATTCAATCTTTTATCAAAGGCGACGAAGCCGAAATTGAAATAGAATTCAAAGGTGCATGGAATGTTGGTAATTATTCAGGCTTATCTTGGGTACTCTCTTCCTCAATCTTCTCGAGTCCTTGAGTAGGATCTACGGGCAATTCAATCGTGTTCACGCCACCCTTTTTCAGGTTAGAAAAGGTTTGAAGCATTCCTTGGAGGCGAAAAACCTCTTGGGTCATCTGTTCAATCGTCTGTTCGAGTCGTTTAATATTCTCATCAATGTCAAGAGTAGGCATCGTGTACTTATTTAAAGTTTCGCATCTTTAAATAAGTATGCTCTCCAGAACTGGATATATCGTGAATACGGGTCCAATTCAGGAAATTAAAAAGGAACTTACCGTAAGACCTATAGTAAATGGGGATTACGGATTCCCTCCACCGCCTTTCAAAGTTTTCAGACCAGCTAAGAATGGAGTCTGTGTTCCAAGATTCTACGGAACTTCTAAACTTGGAGAACCCAAAGAGGATAAGAGACCGGAACCTACCCGGATCAATACCAAATTTGTCGGACAGCTTAGGGATACTACACATCAAAATGATGCCCTCAGAGCAGCAATTAAAGCAGGGCATGGCGTCCTTTCTTTACCATGTGGGTATGGTAAAACGACGGTATCCTTGGCCATAGCGTGTAAGTTGGGGTACAGGACCATGATTGTCGTACACAAACAATTCTTAGCAGATCAATGGCGAGAAAGGATTCAACAGTTTTGTCCGGGTGCCACGATTGGTGTCGTACAACAAGATAAGAAGGAAGTTGAGTGTGACTTTGTCATCGCTATGCTCCAGTCATTATCACTCAAAGAATATTCATTTTCAGACTTTGATAGTGTAGGAACTCTCATAGTAGATGAGGCACATCATATATGTGCAAAGGTATTTAGTCAGAGTTTGTTTAAAATGTGCCCCAAGCACATCTTTGGACTCTCAGCGACACCCGAACGAAAAGATGGTCTCACTAAAGTGCTTCATTGGTTTATGGGTCCAACATTCTTTGCAGTTGAAAGAAAGAATCAAGAACAGGTTGAAGTGTTTCAGGTTACGTTCGATTCACCCAATTATAGAAACCCTCCACCATCTATGAGAAATGGAAAGATTTCAATGCCAAATATGATTACGTGTTTAGTTGAAGATCGTCAAAGAAATAAGATGTTAGTGGAGTTGGTGAAAAAGGCTTCGGCGGGTACTCGACAACTTTTAGTTCTCAGTGATCGCCGACTTCATTGTGAATTTCTTCATCAATGTTTTCCTAAAACTTCAGGACTCTATATGGGTGGTATGAAAGAAGCCGCTCTCCAGGAATCTTCAAAGAAGAAGATCATCTTCGCAACATTCAGCCAAGCCCATGAAGGTTTAGATATTCCAACCCTTGATACAGTTATTCTAGCGTCACCAAAGTCTGATATCACTCAAAGTATCGGAAGAATCATGAGAGAGACAAAGGGGAAGAAGAATGATCCTCATATTTATGACGTACACGACCCTTGGTCGATCTTCACGGCGATGTATTACAAACGGATGAAGGTGTACCGACAAGGTGGATTCAATATCCGTGGAAAGGTTGTAGAAGAAAAGAAGAGTGACTTCCCTCAGGGAAAGTGTCTGTTTTTATAATCTGAACATCTAATAAATGTCGGGTGCATTAATACAATTGGTATCCAAGGGAATACAAGATGTCTACTTGACTAGTGACGATGGACATTCCTTTTTCCGGATGAAGTTTACGAGACATACAAACTTTTCTCAAGCACCCAAATACATTAAAAATATTTCAGCCAAAGATACATCTATTAAAATTCCTGTTTTGGGTGATGTCCTCAATGGGTTATGGTTTGAATCAAGTTCTCTGAACTCGAATGCTAATATCGCATCCAATTTATTTTTTAATTCCACACTCGATCTCTTTATAGGTGGTCAAAAAGTTGATTCACAACCATATGATTATTTCGGTGACATATGGCCAAACTACTTAGCTGACACATGGAATAAAACACAAGAACTTAATAACAAAACTTCAACATCTAACTTTACATTTGTTCCACTTCATTTCTTTTTCTGTGATCATAAAGCATTTTTACCTCTCGTAGCACTTCAACATCATGAAGTTGAAATAAGAATTAATTTTGATGAAGCAAACTTAACTACTATAACAGCCGACGATAAGAACGCTAAAATATACGGAAACTATGTATATTTGGACAAGGAAGAGAGGGAATCTTTGATTAGTCGATCGTTGGATTTCGTCATCACACAAGTCCAGAAAATAGAGTTCCCTCTTACGACAACGATAGATAACACACTCGCCACGAATGAAAATGTCTGTGATATATCCGCTTTTAATCATCCAGTTAAATCGTTATTCTTTGGTTTTGGTGCAAATAGCGATGATTTCGCCAATGATCGTTTCACATTCAAGAATGCAGATTTACAAATAAACGGGATACCTCTACTCGAACAGATGAGTCCTATGTACTTCCATACCGTTCAAAACTATTATAAATCATCATTCGGAACGTCTGATTTTATCGCAGAGAGTCAGGTGCTAATGTATACCCGTTTCTTCGCATACCACTTCTGTATGAACGCATCAGATTATAATCCATCTGGTTCTTGTAATTTCAGTCGCCTAGACAACGCCAAGTTGACAATCAGAGGCGCTGAAAAGGGTTTGAATAGACCAAGTAACCAGGGACTATTTGTGTACGCTGTAAATTACAATGTGTTGAGAATCAAGGACGGTTTAGCAGGAATTTTATTCGGTAGTTAATGTATAGATGGGTAGAACTGTTCGTTTCGATCATATTTTTGTGTCGAATATGGACGCTGATCCCACAGAGCAGGATATTCTCACCACAGTACGGAGTATTATTACGAGTGAGATCGAAGCTGATGAGATTGTCGTCGATCGTATAGGTATTGCTAATACGGTCCCGACAAAAAGTTTCTCTATCGGTGCAGATCTCTTTATGCAAAGTGGTCAAGAGGTCATTTTGGACGTCTCTAAAACTATTAAGACTGCACGCATGACCGTGACTGATAAGATTGGTGTTAAGACAGAAAATCCAGTCAATGATTTCCAAGTTGGTGATAACCAGGAATTCTTTATCAGTTTAGATAATCGTGATTTAGTCACTGTAAATGGTAATATTTTTACATCTAATCTTTCATTTACAAATCAACTTGAATTAGTTGACAAATTTAAAGTAACTGGTAGCGATTCAAATGTTCTCGAAGTTACTGGAAATACATTCACAACTAATGCGACTGTGGGTAGTTTTTTGAGTGTAGGTAATGAACTCGATCCAGATACAGATTCTAATGTGGCCGTCTTTGAAAATGGTAATGTTATCGTAAGGAATGGTGTGCTTCGGATTTTTGGAAACACTGAAATGGTTGGTAACTTATCCATCACAGAAATTCCAGATTATTTGGAAGTAAACAGTCTTGTCATATCAAATGCTGTCATTCAAATGGCTACAGATCCCACAAATAGTGGCCCATTTTCAGGGAATGACGGAAATTATGATATGGCCACACTGATGGTTCAAAAGGCTGGAGATGCTAACGTGTTTTTTGGGTACACACAAAGTGACGACACGATGAAACTGGGTCGCACATTCGGTGGACCTCTCACTCAAAACTTTACGATGGATCCGGCGACCACGACAAATCTTCAAATTTTTGGAGAATTATACACACAGAATAATGTGGGTATAGTCAACACGTCACCAAATTACAGTCTTTCCATAGGTTCAAATGTATATATAAATGATACTGCGACATCATCTGCGAATGTTTTACATGCCAATGGGTATGGATACTTCAAGGGTGTGAGAATAGGTGATGATGGACTTACTGTCGGCAGTCTCATTACATTAGATGCTGATGCGGCGATACCGATGGTGGTGACATCCACTATTCAAGCCCATAGTATTCAAACAACTGGTAACACACCGACGGGTATAGCCAATACAAATCCAACTGATACATTTTCAGTTGGTGACGAATTTTTCGTAAATACAGCTTCCACTGCCGCGAATACATTAACAATTCTAGGTAATACAGTTACAAATCGTCTCATCACACAGTCTATTCGTGT